CCACAATATACACAGAGGGCCAAAAGGGGGATCGTGACCAAGACTAAATAATCTTTTTTTATTTGTGTGACCTACAGATACAAATCCCATAGGTTCCTTTGAGTTTTGTATAAATGTTATTCTCTCTTCCATTATTTTAACCTCATCCTGTTTGCCATATGAGATATTATCTGAGCTGCATCCTTTGGTTTCTCCTGGTTCTTCCTCCTGGAAACAAAGTATTGTAAGGATTGTATTGGTGGAGAGTTCTTATTCCTTTTCCATTGCAACATCTTCTTAGCATCAGCAAGGAATGTTTCCTTTGTATAACCTATCTTGAGTAGATCCTCTGCTATTGCCTCTTGTCTTAGATCGTATTGCCAATCAGATCCCCATAGCTCGTAGACAATCTGCTTGTATGAATTGCATATACTTCTACATTCATTTTTATCTATATATATATTATTAGTTATATCATTGGAGTTATTCACTAGCTGTGCCTTGTTCTCTCTTTTAAGGTCCACCTTGTTAATACTCTCATTACTAGTTGTACCTTGTACAATCTCCACCTTGTTTATAGTAGAGTTATCCACAGGATCCTTGGCTGTCTGTCGTTTAGATTTATATGTATCTTGGTGTAGCATTGCCATAGTATTCTCAGCTATCTCATTCTCTAACTTGGGATCCCTATCCTTTGCCGGTTGTTTAACAATGGCATCCTGGTAGCTCATCCTTGGATCATATATAACTCTCCATAGAGCTCCCTTCCTTCCATACTTTCTTCTGATATCTGCATTGCGTAGTTTCTCCAGGTAACCATACTTCTTTAACCTGGTCATATGCTGAGAGATAGCTTGTTGGCTGCTGCCTAGTATCCTGGATATGGTAGCCTGGTTTACAAAGAACACTCCGGTCCAGGAGTTTGCGTGAGCACAACAAATAGCAAAACATCTAAACGTCATTGGATACTGATTAAATCTTTCATCTCCATAGGCCCTGGCCGGTAATATCATATGCCCCCCTGGACATTGGTATTTACCTACCGGTGGATCTCTTACAGGATCCGGAGTTAAATTACTTTTTTCCATTAAGATAATCTACTATTCTTCCAACAAGATCTCGTAGATCCGGATCTGTTTTTAATCTTTCTTTAACTTTATTCTTTCCATAAATAACTGTCGTATGATCCCTGGATAATATGTGCCCTATCTTAGGATATGAATAACCGGTCAGCTCTGATGCCAGGAAGAATACAATGTGCCTTGCCTCTACCCAAATAGGTTCTCTTCTATCAGACAGCATCTGATCCGGAGTTACTCCTGTAAACTGTCCGGTGGTAACAACGATATCTCTGACCTTAAATCCTTGCTTGAGATCACTAAGATCTTCAATGCCGGATGAAGAGCTGCTACTAACTTTATCTTTAGCCTGTAAGTTTCTGTCTTGAAACCCTTCACTTCCACCAGGACATAACATCCTTGTTGGTTTAGTGGTCCTGTCATCTGTGGATCCAGGTAACGAAAGTCTGCGTTGTAATAACATATATGTTTACCTCCTATTTCACATTTAATTTTGGGATGAAATTCTAAGTTAGATATTTCTCCTCTTTCTAATTTTGGTTTTAGATGTGTCCAATAATAAGCAGCCTCAGATTTGCTATCAAAGATAACTCCATCTAACTTTACTTTCTTGTTGTTGTATTTACTTTTCATTAATCCTCACAGAACTAATAGCTTTATCCAGGCTAGGTATTTCCAATGCCTGGTTGTACTTATGTACATAATTTTCTAATAGCTCCTGGATCATTGAGGCCTGGGATCTGCGTTTACTTTTACAGATTTTGTTGAACTCATCTCTCAATGGGATAGGTATCCTCACAAAAAGTGATACCAATTCGTCCTGGTTTTCTGCCACTTTCATATCTCCTATTAAATTAATATCAAATAACTATTGAAACGATAGCAGAATGATATATATTAGATAGTGAAAATACTACGAACATAATACAAACAACTTACAGGAGATACATATGTACATAACTAAAATAAATAACAGCAATAATTCAATAACCTTTGTTGATCACAGCGAGGCCGGAAAAGAATGGAGAGCACAACTAATATTGAAAGGCGATAAGTGGGGCCTGGATAATTGTTACACTCACGAAAAGAACGAACCTATGATTGAGTTTTTTGATATGGATTATCCGGATACATTTGGAGAAGAAGGCCAGGCAGTTTCTATGTATTCACTTGGCACACTTTCTTATGAGAACAATCCTATGTCCAGGGAAGATCTTATAAAGGCTGATGCTAGAGATCCAAAAGTAGGTCTTGATCTGCAAGGTGATGTTGATGGATGGGAGATCTCCGGTCCTTGTCTTACTGAGGTATTGAACGCACTCAAAGATATGTACATCAAAAGTATTATAGCTCCGGAATATTCAAGCGAGGAAACATACTTTAGATTTCCAGAGGCTAAGTAATGCTAACTAATCACATTGAGATAACTGAATACAAATTTACCAGGGCACAGACCCTGGTAGATCTGTACCATAAACATAACATCAAACCACAGGGCCATAAGTTTACCTTGGCTGCGTTCCGGAACAGGGAATTAGATGAGTTTGATTTTGGTGGAGCTGAAGATCTTAGATCTTGTTTCGCTATCAAAGATATCCTGGATAATGACATTGACTTGGAGAGTATGATCCAGGAACCAGGTATGCATAATGTATTTTATGATATTGAGAATGATAGATACATCTACTCCGGATCTGAAGGTAACCTGGAGATAGAGATCAAGCCTCAGAAAATTTTAAATGGTGTAGCCATTGTAGGTAGACCGGTGTCCAGGTTCCTTGATGATGGAGAAACATTAGAGATAACGAGGATCTGTTTTGTAAATGAGGCTGATGCTGATGAGTTTGATGTGCAGCTCCACACAAAGAACAGTAACCACAGCTCCCCTATCCCATCAATGCTAGTAGCTGAGATCTGCAAGAGAGCAAAAGCTATGGGATATAAAAAGATAATTACTTACACCAGGACAGATGAGTGTGGATCCTATCTGAAGGCAACAGGTTTCCAGGTAGAACATACTCAGCCTAGAGTTTATAAGTGGAGATCCAAGAATGGACATAAGGTAAATACCAAGAGCACACCTTGTCCTAAAAATAGATGGAACAAATACTTGTAATATGAACATAATAAGATTAGATTAAATACAAAGGAGAAACATAATATGAAAAAAGGTAATGCATTAATCAGAGTATCAACTGATAAACAGGATAGCGACAATCAAAAGTTTGCTATCACAAGAGCTCATCCGGATACAGACTTTACTTGGTTTGTTGAGGATGATGTATCCGGAGGACTACCTTGGGATAAAAGACCTGTACTCCTGGATGCAATCAGATCTTCCAGGAAAAATAAAATACCATTGGTAGTTTACTCATTGTCCAGGTTAGGAAGAACATCTGAGATCGCTACGTTTTGGGAACAGAATGTAGCTAACAAAAAGATCCAGGTATCTGTAGTAGATATGCCACAGCTAGATGACAAGATGGTAGGTGGTATTGCCTGGATAAATTCTATGGAGAGAAAGGTTATCTCTGAGAGAACTAAGGTTGCTATGTCCAGGATCAAAGAAGAGATAGCTATCAATGGATCATACAAGACCAAGGAAGGCAGAGTAATAACTAACCTTGGTGGAACATCAAATCAAAAGGCAAGTGCAGTAGGCAATGCTAAGATCCAGGCTAATGCAGATAAGTTTGCATCTAATGTATTACCTTTGATCCAATCATTGAAGGACCAGGGATTATCTTTGAAGGCAATAGCTGATGAGTTAAACGAAAGACAAATCAAAACTAGGAGAGATACTGAGTGGTATGCCTCTTCTGTTTCTAACATTTTAAGGAGGGCAGCATAATGAGATGGACTATAAAAGAGATCCTTATTGGGATCGTTGAGATGGTTGCGTTACTAGGTATGTTCGTAGCCATTTATTTTTTTACAATAATGTTATGTGCATTGAGTGATAAGTGTGCAGCATACTATGGAATGATACCAGGAGGATCAATATGATAACGAGTAAGTTTACAAAGCTAGGCCAGGATCTCTCATCATCTGAGATATCTGATATTGTCCTGGGAGAAACTGCATTTTCAAATAGAGATAACGTATACAACAATCACTTGATGGCAGTTAAAAAGGTTGAGGTAATATCTGAAAGAAAACAAACACCGGCTATGATCAGAGGATTATTCCTGGAAGGATCCGTGGCTGATTGGTTTTATTATCTGTTGATCCAGGCAATAAAGGATACTGATATTACTATTGAGATGTTAGATCCCCAGGATGCATCCAGGCCACAGGATTATAATCCGGACCTGGCTAAGTATGGACTAGGTGCTAGTGTAGATAGGATCCTGGTATGTAGTGAGGATGTTACAGTAGTCGTAGCCGGATTTACTTTCCATCTAAAGAAAGGAAAAAATATCCTGGAGATTAAGACAGACTACTACCACACCGGCAAGTGTAAACCGGAATGGCAGATCCAGGTACAACATCAAATGATATGCACCGGAACTAGCAATGGCATCATTGTATGTAAGGATCAATCCGGCAAGTTAAACATTTATCAATGTGAGATATCAGAGAAAATGTCTATGCTTATAATGAAAAAGGCAGAGGAGTTTTGGAAGAGGATTGATGATGAGGATCCTTATCCTCCTCTAGTTAAACAAGAGGACCAGGGCCTAAGATCTAAGAGCCTGGATGAAACTGTCTTAAAGAAAACTAACAAAGATGTAGTGCAGCTCACAGAGGATTACCTGGTAGCCTCAGTTGAGGAAAGGAAGTGGAAGAAAACAAAGGACCAATTGAAGGAGGATCTATCTGATACTCTTGATAGCCTGGACCTGGACGTTCTTACTATACCAGGACAATACCAAATAAAATCTCATTACTCTGAGGTAGAGAAATATACTATTGAAAAGAAACCTACCGGAGTTATGAGAGAACAACATTCATTTACAGTAAAGGAGATAAAGGATGAATAAAATTATTACAACGTCAGCAGAAGGACTAGCTATGTATATGAACCTGGCTGAGAAACTATCCCAGGCAGAGCTCGTTCCTAATCAGTATAGAGGTAAACCCAATAACATATTGGTAGCTATACAATGGGGAATGGAGCTAGGCCTCACACCTATGAGAGCTCTTCAATCTATTGCTATCATAAATGGTAAGGCATCTATCTATGGGGATGAATTACTAGGCCTGGTTAAATCTCATCCGGCCTTCAGAGGATGTGAAGAAAAGGTAAAGGATAATGTAGCTACCTGTACTATCAAGAGAGATGTAGCCGGAGAGATGGAGGTTACTGAGAGAACCTTTACTAAGGATGATGCAATTAAATCTAAACTTTGGGGAAAGGCCGGACCCTGGCAACAGTATCCGGATCGTATGTTACAGATGAGAGCTAGAGGCTTTGCTATTCGTGATGCTTTTCCGGATGCAATCAAAGGGATAATAACCTACGAGGAGCTAAGAGATTATCCCTCTGATGCACAGGGAGGAGATATTAAAGTAGCTGTTACACCTAGTGATGCAGAGGATCTAGATGCACTAGCAAATAAACTTGAGGCTCCTGTTATTGAGGGCCAAGCCTCAGAAAAACTCACACAAGAATTATTCATACCAGGTAAGGAAAGCAAAACCTTTGATAACGAAAAGTCTTGGTGTGATGAGTTTGCTCAAATCTTGATTAGTGTAACACAGGTATCTCATTGGACCTATGAAACAAAGAAGGATAAAGTAGACAGTTTCATTAAAGCAAATAGTAAAGTCTTTGCGAACATCCAGGATCAAGATCTTAAAAAAGAAATGACAGATAAGATCCATAAGTTTTATGAGTACATAGAACAAGAGGATCATCACGCACAAGAGAGC